CAAGAGATACGGACCTGCTTGGTCAAAAAATTAAAAATGTAAACGATGCTCTTGAGAAATTTGGCAACTTAAATGGAAAAACTGTCGTTAATTCAGTTGCCAACTTTAATAAAGAACTAGCAAAAGCAGCAGAAAATTTTAATAATGTTCGCTTAGGAAGTGATAGAGCAGCTGATGCAGCAAGAAATTTTGCACGAGCCCAAGACTTAGCAAACGAATCTCTTCGAGAGCAGGCAGCATTGCTTGCCGAAGTCCGCAACCAAGGTCGATCAGGCACTTTGCGCGGTGGAACGCAATACGCTGGCCCAATCGGGCCAGGCCAGGCTTCTCCAACCGCACTTAGCTCGCCGCTTCCGCCCAGCGTTCCGGTAGCGCTTAGGTCGCCAATGCGACCGCAGTCTTTGCTTCCGCAGATGGGGATGACTGCTCAGGCTGGCAAAATTGCTAGCGACATGGAAGAGGTGTATGCCTCTATCTTGCGTTTAACGGAAAAAGCAAACCAAGAAGAAGCAGAAAGGCTGCAAACCCTGCGTCAAGGCACTAAAGAGGTTGAAGAGCTAGCTCAGAAATACAGAGCAGTTAATGAAGCTCAAAAGACCGGAAAGGAACTTCAGCTGCAAATTCGTAGAAACGTTCTTGAGACCAAGCAAGCAGCTGCAGAAGAAGCCAGGATTGCAAATCAGGGACTTTTGGATCGTTTAAGAAATCTAGAAGCCGTTGGTGCAGAACGCCGTCAGCAATTTATTGAGTTCAACAAAGAAGAAGAAGAAAAACGACGAATACGATTAAGGGAGTTGGACTTTGAGCAAAGGCTTGTAAGAACTCGGGAAAGGAAGGAAAGACGAAGAAGGGCAACTGGTAGTGCACTGATTGGTGGAGCGTTTCCCCTGTTATTTGGTCAGGGACTTGGAGCTGCTGGCGGTGGCGCGTTAGGCGGCTTTGGAGGTGGACTGCTTGGGGGCGAGTTTGGGTTTGGCCTGTCTTTGGTTGGAACGCAAGTAGGTACTCAGTTCGATGCGTTAATTCAAAATGCTGTCGAATTAGGTCAGGCTTTAGATCCGCTAACAGCTGATACCGAAAGAATCATCCAGGCTGTTGGGAAGACCAACACAAAGTTTTCTTCTTTTATTGCAGAGCTTGAGCAAGCTGGCGAGTCAACTCGTGCCCTTGAGTTAGCAACCAGCGAGTTAGAGAAAGTGGTCGGGGTTGAAGGCGTCGAAGCCTTGGAGTTGTTTTCAGCAGGCGTTAGAGATTTGCAGAATGAATTTGCAATTTTTGTTACGCAACTTTCTGCTGTTGTTGCAAAAGCCATTAACGATTTAAGAGGTGAAACATCTTTTGTTCGGGAAGTAAGAGAGCGCTCAAAAGCTGTTTTTGAAGCACGTCAAAGTAAAGATCCAGAAATTGTTGCAGCGGTTGCTGAGCTTGATGCGCTTGGCCCTGATCCCAAGGCTCGTATAGCTCAACAAGAAAAAATTGTTGAGCTTTTAGAAAGGGCTCAGAGGTTGCAATCTCAGGATATTGGCGAAAAGCCTGAAAAGCTGGCTCAAAGGCTTCAAGGAAATCGTGAACTTATTCAAGAGCTTGAGCGAAACCTTGAGCTTAGTCAAGCTGTAAACCAGCTAGATCAAGACAAAATTGTTGCTCAAAACAAGCTTGAAAAAAGCATGGAGCGCGTTAGGGGGATTCAAGACGACGAAGATAGAGCAACTGCTGGCCTCTTGGTGTTAAAGCAATATCAAGCTGACATTACGAAAGCTGAAACAGAAGAGCGTGAGCGACAGGAAAAAATTCAAGACAGGATTAACAAAAAAGCAGAAAGCGAACGCAGAAAAGCAGATCGTGCTCGTCAAGCAGCTGAACGCAAGCTTGAAAGGCAGGAATTAAGAGAGCAACGTGCTTTTGAGCGCAACGAAAAGGCATTGCTTCGTTTGCAGCAAAAAGGAGAAGAGCAAAGAGAAAGAGCTGAAGCGGCTCAAATTGAAAAAGCTGGGGCATTGATTGACAAATTGTCTACTGAGCGAGAGTTAAGGTTGGCAATTTTGAATGGAACGGAAGCGCAAGTTGAAAGACAACAAAGAATCAATGAGCTAATGGTGGGTCAGGAGGAAGGAATGCGTGGAATTGTTGAAAAATACGTTGATTTTGAAATTGCAGAAAACAAGGCTGTTGAAAACGCAAGAGAGCTTGAGCGAACGTATGAAAACATTGGGTCTACTATTAAAGATGGGGTCGTAGACGCAATTACGGCTGCTGTTGATCGCACGCGCACTCTTGGTGAAGTAGCTAGCAACGTGTTGCGAAATATCGCAAACCAGTTGCTGCGGCTTGGAGTCAACCAACTGTTTGGTGCGTTTGGTTTTGGCGGAGGTGGTGGCTCTACTGACAGCTTTGCCGGTGTGCCCAATAGCGTCCTCGACAGCGTTATTGGCGAAAGAGCACTTGGTGGAGCGGTTGGAGCAGGTCGTCCTTACATGGTTGGCGAGCGTGGTCCTGAGCTGTTTGTCCCTGGAGCGCAGGGCAATATCGTTCCAAACAACGCCATGGGCAGCACCAGCGTTGTCGTCAATGTCGATGCTTCTGGAACGGAAGTACAGGGCAATCAAGGTAACGCCGATCAGCTTGGCCGCTTGATTGGGCAGGCAGTGCAGGCAGAATTGATTAAACAGAAGCGGCCTGGTGGTCTGCTTACACGCTGATGGCTACCTTCCCTTCGATTAACCCGACTTACGGGGCAAGCAAGCGCAGCCAACCAACTGTGCGAAACGTTCAGTTCGGTGATGGTTACAGCCAGCGCCTGCGCTTCGGGTTGAATACTGACCTCAAGGTGTGGAGCCTGAAGTTTGAGGTGTCAGAGACCGATGCCGACACCATCGAAACCTTCCTTGAAGCTCGCGGTGGAGCGGAACATTTTGACTGGTCGCCGCCAGATGAAACTGAGACCTATAAGTGGATTTGCCAAGACTGGTCCAAGTCCATACCGTATTTGAACAGGGCAACGATCACAGCACCGTTCCAGCAGGTTATTGAGCCATGAGTGAAGATCGTGTATATGAAGAGCTACTTAACTCTGGGCCGTTTGCGGTTATTGAGTTGTTTCAGCTCAAAACGTTTGAAACGATGCACGGGGCCGATAACGTCTATTACTTTCATGCTGGGCGTAATCGCAACACCACAGAGCCGACCAGTAGCGACGACATTCTGAACGCCTATTCAATTAAGTACGGCGGAGAGACGTATGTTCCGCTGCCTATTGAAGCTTCTGGTTTTGAGTACAAAGGCGATGGTGGCCTGCCACGTCCCACAATCCGAATTGCCAACCTCAACGGCAACATCACCCAGATACTGCTTGGCGTCAATTTAATTACGCCGGGGAATGATTTGAATGGAGCGCAGGTTACGCGCATCAGGACTCTGAGCCGTTTTCTAGACAGCAGCAACTGGGAGGACAACGTAAATCCTTACGGCACGCCTAACTACAGCGATACAGGCCAGATGCCAAAGGAGGTGTATTACATCGACCGCAAGGTCGCTGAGACTCGCGACTTTGTTGAGTTTGAGATGGTGTCGTCGCTGGACCTTGCAAATGCAAGAGCGCCGCGACGATTGGTGATGCAAAATCTTTGTCAGTGGAAGTATCGCGGCAAAGAGTGCGGTTATGGGGGCACTGCTGACTACACTTCTGGCGGGGATCAGGTCGTTAAGACAGCAGCAACCAGCTACACCTACAACAGTGGAGCAGACAAGCTGACTGCAGGCAATGAGCTATCAGGTGGAGAATCTTTGGTTTCGTCGAACGGCTGGTTTACGGCTGTAATGCAGACTGATGGAAACTTTGTTATCTACACAAAGCCAGAGCCGACTTACGACTTTTACAACGACTGGGCAAGCAATAGCGTTCGCGGACTAGGTGATTACAAGCTTGTTATGCAGGCTGATGGCAACTTGGTCATTTATGACAACAGCGTCAGCCGTGACGATTACAACGGTGGTTCTGTTGTTTGGTCGCCAAATATTCACAAGATTGGGCAGGTTTCGTCATTGACGCGTTTAAGTGATGGCACTGCTGCCGTTTGGTATCCAGCAGATGTAGGACTGGGGCGTTCTGGTGCATTTTCGTATGAGCTTGTCGGCAGGTCGCCTACGGAATCAGAAGCGAACTCAAATGCCACAGTTACCGTGCAAAGACAGTTCACTGATGTAGACGATGAGCTAGGTACACGAACCATCACACTGACATTTACGTTTGAGGCGTTTAACTTTGACCCTGGGCATTTCACAGGTTTGACCAGAGGCTTTAACAGAATTAATAGCGTTTCAGTGGACGCCCAAACTGGTCTTTGGCGCAACGAAGAAGATTTTGTACCGCTTGTCACGGTTGGTGAGATTGTTGGCGCAAACAACAACCCGTTCGGCAGTTCATCAAACCCTGCCGGAACCCTTGAGGGAACACAGGTCGGCCCAGCCTACAAGGTTTCAACGACTGGCTTTAACGCTAAGCAGTTGCGCCTTAAGGACGATGGCGTTCTTGTAGTTGAAGATTCGGACGGCAGTGATGTCACTTGGTCGTCTGACAACCCGCCCGTCACTTCAGAACCACAGGTCACAACAACTGTGATTCCAGGCCAAGTAGTGCCGCCTGAAATCGTAGGGGAGTGCGAAAAAACGCTAGACGCCTGCAAAGCGCGGTTTGGCTCTGGTGCGCTGCCGTTCGGATCGTTCCCTAGTGTCGGTCAAAACAACTGATGCAGGACTGGCAGGAAGCTGCGCTCCAACACGCAAAAGAAGACGCGCCGCGTGAGGCTTGCGGCCTGCTGGTGGTTGTCAAGGGCCGTCAGCGGTACTGGCCCTGTAAGAACGTCTCAACTGAAGATGACTTTTTCATCCTTGACCCGTTCGACTATGCGGCGGCTGAGGATGTTGGAACGATTCTTGCCATTGTCCACAGCCATCCGCAGACGCCTGCAGTTGCTAGTGAAGCGGACAAGATGGCGTGCGAACAGTTTGGCTTGCCTTGGCACATCGTCAGCTTGCTTGACGAGCGTTGGTGCCAGATCAAGCCGTCTGGCTATGAAGCCCCTTTGGTGGGACGTGAGTGGGTGTGGGGCGTATCCGACTGCTGGACACTTGTTCGTGACTGGTATCGGCAGACGCTTGGGATCAAGCTGCGGGACTGGCAACGGCCTGCCAGTTCAGAACTGTTTCGTCAGTCTCCGATGTTTGAGGAGTGTTTTGCAGACACGGGTTTTGTTGAAACAGACGGCATGGAGCCTGAAAAAGGCGATTTGCTGTTTATGCGTCTTGATGGTTGTCGCGGCTTAAACCACGTTGCGGTCTATATCGGAGAGGGCAAGATGCTGCACCAGCTGCAAGGCAGGCTGTCTTCTAGGGATTATTGGGACGGGTACTGGCAGAAAGTCACAGGTAGAATTGTGAGGTATAGCGGCTGACGGGAGATGCTCCGCACGGTCAAGGTTTACGGGCACCTGGCTGAGCACTGCGGTCAGAGCGTGTTTGAAGCATTGGTGCGTGTGCCTGCCGATGCGATCAAGTTTTTGTTGTGTAACTTTCCTGAGCTACGCAGCCTGATGCGGGACGGGTACTACAAAGTGGCTGTCGGCAAGTTTGACTTACAGCTGGCGGACCATCCTGAGCAGCTGCATTTTCCGCTGGCTGACTCTGATGTGGTGAAGGTGATTCCTGTTGTATCTGGCGCAGGCGGGCGTGGGCTTGGCTCAATTCTGTTAGGGGCTGCATTGATAGGCACCGCGATTGTCACTGGTGGCACGTCATTGACTTTTGGAGCGGGAGGCTTTGGTGCCGTTGCGGGTTCATTTGGTAA